AACCTAAAAATCATGATGGAACAGGGAACAATCAAAATAAACGAAAACGACGATTTGATGATTAGAAGTCTTATGAGCATTCAATTAGAGATAGATGATAAAACAAAAAACATAAAAATTCATGGAAAACATGACCACGAAGAAGAAGCACTAAAGAGAGCGGCATGGCTCGTGAAAACGAAAGGATTAAATATAATGGCATTCTGTTAAAAACATGGGGCACACGGGAATTTATGCAACTTCAGCAGAATGTATTTTCAAAATGGGCAATGGCTATTCTACAACTCTCGTTGTGGAAGGGAGAATAAATGAACTCTGTCTACAATGTGAAAGCTTCATTAATAATTTATGCAGACATATTTTCGCTGCTAATACTACCGCATTCACAGCATTGGACGCAGGAAAGAAATATCTTTTATCAGAAACAGTCTCGAATTATGTTGGATTCTACGGAGCAATGCAAGACGCAGGGGGATATGGAAGTCAGAGAGAACAAGAAAACATAATAAACACATGTTGGGCGAGATTCGTTCACTGTATCGGATTACTAAAAGACCAAAACACAGTGGAGTTTATTACTTAATGGCAGACCAACTTTTAACAGGAACTACATTAGTAGAAAGCACATCCCGTTCAGTTGGCGACGTCCCAATCGGTGGAGTTATCCCATGGTTAAAATCACTAACAGGTGTTTATTCTTATGGAGGGGGTTGGGTTGAATGTAACGGGCAAACGCTCGTAGACCCGCTTTCATCTTTAAACGGACAAACAATCCCGAACTTAAACGGCAATAATAATTTTTTAAGAGGAAATTCAACGAGTGGAGGAACTGGGGGAAGTGCAACAGCAAATCATCGTCATACAGCACCAGTTCTTTGGTATGCAGGAGATTCAAGTTTTAGATTACCTAGTGATTTTTTAACAGGAACAGCCTCAGATGATACATCATCAATTAAAATAACAACTTCAGTCGTTGGAGAGCAAACTAGCATTCCGGGTTTAGTAACAAGTTATACAGCACCCTCAATTATTCCGCCTTACTATAACGTTGTTTGGATAATGAGGGTTAGATAAAATGACACACAACTTTAAAAAATACCCAGAATTAACAAACCCTCAATTAGAAATGTATTACTTCGAATCACCTCATAAACAAATCACAGAAGATTTTTGGGCGAAGGTTGTTAAAGTCCACGACGGAGACACAGTAAGACTGAGAGTCTCATGGAGAGATTTTGATTTTCCCCTAAGAATGGCAAACATTATGGCAGCAGAAATTAACGAAGCAAATGGAATCGCAGCGAGAGATTTTCTAGCAAAATTAATTTTAAATCAAGAAGTAGAAATACTAATTGATAAAAAAAACAGAGTAGAGAAATGGGGAAGATTACTAGGAAGAATTCAACATAGAGGTTTTGATATAGGAGAAGAAATGATACAAAACAATATGGCAGTCGGAGTTTGGCAAGACCAAATGGGAATTAAAGAATTGGAGATATTACTAGATTTTTAAATGGCAGAACAAAAAATTTCATCAACAAACATGGGAGAGAGAACAAACACTCTCACAGATTTTAAGATAGGAAGCACAGAGCCAGATGGAATCCAAGAAACACAATTCACTTCTTACACAAACACAAACTTCACAACTCAGTGGGATTATTACATTAACACCACCGACATTCAAGAAGTTATAGACGCAAAGGGAAGATGGGTAATAGGAAAAGGATTCAAAGCAGACGAAACAACAACAATGCTCCTCGATACAATAATCGGCTATGGAAAAGATACCTTTAACACAATTATAGAAAATATGACTGTAACCGCTGAAATTGCAGAGGACGCATATGCAGAAATTATCAGAGATGAAGAAGAAAATTTAATTAATCTAAAAGTCCTTAACACCGGAAGAATGACTATCGTAGCTGGAAAGAATGGACTAATCGACCACTACGAATATGCGAAGGCAGGGAAAAATAAAGGATTCACACCCTACCAACCTAATGAAATTCTACACTTCTCAAGAAACAGGAGGGGAGATGAAATCCATGGACGTTCAATGATTATGGTTTTGAAGAAATTGATTAACGCAAAACAACAAGCGATAGACGACCAGATGAAAGTTAATCACATGTTCGTGTGTCCTCAATGGAAACATAAATTAAAGACAGATGACCCGACAGAAATAGCAGCCTATAAAACGAAGATGGACGCTGTAACCGGCACAGGACAAAATATTTATGAACCAATGGACGTAGCAGAAGCGGAAATAATGTCAGTCCCCCCAAACGCTACATTAAATCAAATGGCTTGGATTCAATACCTAGATTCTGCATTCTATAAGGCGGCTGGAGTCCCTCAATTCATAGTCGGAGGAGGAAGCGGATTCACAGAAGCCTCTGAGAAAATATCTTATCTTGCATGGCAACAGACAATAGAGAAATATCAATTATTCATAGAAGAGCAAGTTTTAATACAATTAAATCTAGTCATTGAATTAGAATTCCCAGCAAGTCTAGAAAATGAATTACTCTCAGACAAAGCAAAAGACGGAGCGCAAAACATAGACCAATCAGAACTAAATGCAAAAAGTAAAAACACATGAAACCAAAAAGAGATAACAAACCAATAATAGAGACTATTCTAAATACCGCAGCCCTAGCCTTAACAGCAACGGGAACGAACTTTTTAATAGGAAAGGATATATTCGGCTTCCTATTAATTATCTTCGGAGCAGGATTAGAATTCTTTAAATATTGGGGAAGAAAAAATAAATACTGGTAAATGGCAACATTAAAATTAACAAAGAAGGGCGTTAAAGTTAGTCCCACAAAGAAGAAGAGAGAAGTGGAAATACTATCAAAGAAAGGAGACTTTACAAAACCAACAGAAATGCAAAAGACAGAACCAAATAAGAAAATCCCAACAATCCAAGAACAAAAAAAAGAAATAGATATTAATCAAGCAGTAAGAGACCGAGGAACACTCGAGAAAGTTATGGACACAATCTCAGCCCCACTCTCAAAACCTATGGTAACATTAAAAGAAGGGATAGGAGAAGCGTCAAAGGAAGTGGCAAAATCTAGAGAAGAAATCAAGAGAGGAGATACTGGAGAAGCCTTAAAAGTTATCGGGACTACACTAGGAACGACTGCCGTTGTTGGAGGCGCAGTTTTAGGCGCAGGAGCACTCCTAGCGCCCTCACAGGCCGCAACAATAAAACTCGGAGCAGAATCTATTGGAGCAATTAGAACAGGAATTCAAAACAGAGCAATCGTAGGAAAATTAGTCGAGATGGGAGGAAACACGCCAACAGTCGCAGTAAAATTCGCAACCAATCTAAAGACAACCGGACTAACAACTTCATGGCTAACAAAACTAGGAGGAGCAACAGCACTAATCGGAATCATAGGTTCTTATCCATTCGCAGGATTCATTAAAGAAGAAGCACTCCAGACTCTAGGATTCGCTACAAACAACGCATTACAAGCAGGAGACCTAGAAGGAGCGCAGAAATCAATAGACGAAGTTAATGAAATCTTAAATCCTTCTGTCTGGAATAAAATATTCGCAACAATCCCATACGCAAATATAGTTAATGAATTAAGAAGATTCTATAACGCAGCAGCAACGAAGAATGAACAAGACCAGAGAACTCTAGAGATTAAGAGGACAGAACAGACACAACCAGCAGAACCAACATTCTCAGAAGAAAGAGCAAAGTCCGACGAGGAATCTAAACAAAGAGAACTAACCGAAATGCAATGGAAGGCAGAATATTATCAATTAATCAGAGACGGAAAATTCCAAGAAGCGGACGAACTATTAAAATCGCAAGAACAACCAGCGAAAGATTTATAAACCTCATGTGTGTGTATATTCTATGGGAGAAGAAATTATAACAGAAAAATCGGATACCGAAAAGAGAAGAGAAGAATACGAATCTCTAAAAACTCAAAACGATAATATTGAGGCAGAACTTCTAAGAAGAGAACAATTAAAGGCTAAAATCGCTATGGGCGGAAAGTCTGACGCTGGACAAATAAAAGAAATAAAAACAGAAACTCCAGAAGAATATACTGCAAGAGTAGAGCGAGGAGAAATCTAATTATGGAAAAAAGACAAGTAAATCCGCCAGCAAACCCAGAAGACTTCACAGATTTTAAGATAGGAACAAAGGTTCAAGCATTCTGGACAAATGTAAAAACTCAATGCGAGAATAACATTCTTAACATGGAGCAAAGTATTTTAATTGATAAAAGTACTCTCCAATTAGCAGAAGAAAAAATCAAAGAAGAAGAGGCGAAATAAATGCACTTCGATTTTATTCCTTATGGGAAACGTTCTGAGGTTGAATTATTACTCCGAGACATGGAAGCCCAGAAGCATGAGTTAATCATGACTAAGGGAGAGGAGAAAAAATCTATCTGGATTCAAGGACAAGTGAGACAACTACCTTTTGGAGTAATGGAATATATCTGTCCTAAAGAAGATATGGACACAGTTCTTCACACACTAGACGCAAACTCCACACCTTATTTAAGTGCTACAAAATTAAAGATAATTAGAAAAATGTTAGGTTGTAAAGAAATCCCAGAATTCAAAAAAGACTTCTATTATAAGTGGATTAAGACATTCGTAAGCATTATCCCCGTCGGTATAAAAGAAGATGGGGAAGTAACCGGAGTCCTAGAACACGATAATGGCTGGACTCACGAAGCAATCTAGAAAACAAAAGGTTTAAATATACCTTATTTATGAAATTATTATGGCAGATGAGGCAATATTGGTTTATGAAACACACGTCCCAATTCCATTCACAATATCAAACACGACAGGAATAGAATTAGGAACTTCTCTGGCCGCAACAGACCCATTCACAGCAATCGCAACAACAGTTCTCGGACAACCATGCGCAGGATTCGCAAAGACAGAGAAGATAGCTTCTGATGGAAAGACCAAACTCGCAGTTTATAGAGGCGGAATCTTTAAAGTTGTAGCTTCTGGTTCAATTACAGTAGGAGACCCAGTAACCAATGCCGGAGTACCTAACACAAATAGATTTGAGAAAGCAGCAACAAACGAAGAAGATGTCTGGGGAATTGCTTTAGAAACATGTACAGATGGAGAATCATTCTTAATGGAGCTTAGACCTACGTCTATGAGTCTTGCATAATGGTAGATACAGCAGGACAAGCAGATATTAGAGGAATAGATATTCAGAAACTAGCAACTGGTTTTGGCGAAGTAGATAATATCTTTATGAAGTTCGCAAAAGTCTCTAAAACTTCTGCAAGAGAAATCCGATGGTATCAAAAGACTTCTGGATTCTTAGAAAACGCAGCAACGACAGGAATAACTTTAACTCAGATAAACACAGCCGAAGGTTCTCTTCCAGTTAAGGTAAGACAATCATGGACTAGAAGAACATCATATGTTAGAAAATTCTTCGCAGAAACGGACACTATGACTATTGAAGATATTAAGGATTCTGACCCAGCAGTACTCGCTGATAATATTAAAGACTTAGTTAGAGCCATTGAGAGAAAGAAAGATTTAAGATTCTTCTCAGTATTAACAGAAGCAGCAGAAGCTACCCCAACAACTCCAAATCCTACAACTACAAACACAGCCGCAGCAACAGCAGACGGTTGGGACGACGCAGTAACAGGAAACCCTATCGCAGATATTCTAACAATGAAACAAGCGATTTATTCTTATGGCTATAATCCAGAGGGAGCAGTGCTAACTATGAACTCTATTGAACACAGATATTTAATGAATTTCTTGATAAGTGTAAAAGGTTCAAGTATCCCTCAATTTGCTAGCGATAAAATCAAGACTGGCGTAGTAATGGAAATTCTAGGAGTTAAGGTAGTCGTAAGCCAGAACTGGACAACTGACTGTGTGGGAATGTTTATTCCGGGCGTTACCATAGCCTACAAATCATTCTTACCAACTACAACCGCAAATGTAGTCGATGAAGGTATAGGAATTAAAGTAAGGTGTTGGGCAGAAGGAGAATTTTTATTAACAAATCCAAAATCCGCTTATATCCTAACAAATACTTCGGTGGCTTAATAATGGAAAACGAAATAATTGATGACGAAGATTCGGAAGAGTCTTCCGAAGAAATCGAAGATGACTGATGGTAACAACACACACAGGAACAGGAATTTTAAGAGATTGTAGAGATGCACAGGCAGTTTTCGCTATAACAAATTATACTAATGACGTCGCAATGGACTGTAATGCGGCAACTGACACAGAAATTTGTGATGTTCTAGCAACACTTATTAAACAACTAATCGAGCAGGGAATTCTAAACGGGAGCGTAGCAACGGCTTAAAATGACATTAGGAGCATTAACCGGAACATTGGTAGGCACAGCTGATATAGACTCCGCAGCATTCAAAGCATTAATCGACGCTGTTAATTGTGGGGCTGCAACTGCGGGAGCAGAAATAACCAGTTTAATCGTAATCCCAGTGGGCATGACTGGAAAAGCGACAGTTTGGAAATATGCAAGAGCGGCAGCGTAAGTTTTATTAAGTTAAGATTTCTAATTAATCTATGGCAAATACCTATGGGGAAAAAGAATTAAGAACAGACTGGCCTATAGTCTCTGGCCTAGGAGCAAACGACAAACATGAAGGAAGACAGATTAGACTAAAACCTCAAATCGCTTCTCTAATACCTCAAATAGAACAGACAGGGATAGATGGCTAGACCTCCAAGCGCAGCAAGCATTCTAAGAAACGAAAGAAAGCAAGAAAGACAATTCGAACCGAAAACACCCATAGCAACGGGAATGTTCTTGCCTAATCATTCCGGAATAAAAAGCCACCCAGAGTTTATTAAAGCTATTGGAGATTATGTGCCCTACACAGGTGCGACTTCTAATGTAGATTTAAATAGTAAGAATTTAACAACAACAGGCACTCTCGGAGCAGGGGCGACTACCATAGACACTACCTCTCTTAAAGCTTTTTTAGTCAGAAAAACTGGCGATACTGGGGACGTGTTCTGGATTGATACGACAAACAATTGGAGTTGGGATTATTCTGACATTACATACAATTCTTTGACCTTGATGGGGGTGGATGGGGGAGATTCATACCAAGAGACCGAGCCATTCGCCGGCAGGGGGATGTATATGAAATTCGGAAAAGGGGGGAGTGTTTCCGACCCTGAAGGTTATTCACGTATGAATGGTGCAAGAGGCGGAGATGGTTGGATACTTGGCGGAGATAGTGGGACAGGTGGTAATGACGCAAACAATGGTATGGGCGGCAGTTTGCACATTCGGGTGGGTGCAGGGTCTCCTTATGGCTGGTTGGATTTGTATGGTGTCCCCGTAGGTATAGCTTATGATTCCAAACCAGGTTGGACAGCTGCGTTCTGTGTCAACGGGCACACGGCGATAGAGGGGGATAATAAAGCATATTTTAGGGATGTCGCTATTTATATCGCCTCTCTTAACGCAGACTACCTTGACTTACATTCAACAAAAGATACTAGAATTACTTGCGGAGCAAACTACACACTCACTCTTGCAACTTCGGTTTATGATGACTTACAATTTCAAATAAGTAATTCAAAAGTGCCTGCTGCTAATTATCCTAATTGGGAAGCATTTACAACTTCTACTTTTGAGTATGCCTTTGGCGTTGATGAATATATTTATACTTATGCTAATGAAATTCCTCACTGGTGGAAACAAGGAACAGCAGGAAACGCACATTTACATTTTACAATCAAAACTATTCAGAACTCAGGGGCGAATAGATTTGCTAAATTTGAAATTATCTTTGCTTATGCTGATACAAATGAGGTTTGGGTTGAGCAAACTATGACTGGAGAATACACAATCCCAACTGGAACTGCTGCACTAACAAATCTTTATGTTGATATGGGAAATGTTACTCTGACTAATTATTTAATAGGGACACAGATTAAAGCAAGAGTTAAAAGAATTGCTGCAACAGGCGGAACTGAGTATGCCGACGATGTTTATATCACTCAAGCAGGAATTCATTTACAAAAAGATACTATGGGTTCTAGAAACGAAATAACAAAATAGAAACATTTAAATAGTCTGTGTGTGTGTATATAGTATGGAATTTAACCTAAGCGAGAAAAGAGAAGGTGCAGAAGCTGGAGAAGTTGTATATTATGAACAAGATGTCAAAAAATTTATAAGACTTTTGAAAGAAGAAATTGAAAGTAAAAAACATTTATTGGATTATCAAGAAAGAGAGTTTTATTTAAAATTAATAGATAAACTTGCAGGAGATGAATTGACAGGAGAAATGAAAACAATCGGCTGTGGAAAAGACATAGGATTAATTAATTGTGGTGCTAAAAGTTTAAGTGGTAAATTAATGGGTTTATGTCCAGAGTGCCAAGCCAAAACAAATCATAGTCAGGAGACAAAACCCTCGCAAGACAAATTTAACCTAAGCGAGAAGATAATGAATGATTATGAAAGTCATTGCTTTTCAACAAATCCAAGTTTTTTATTAATTCCAAGTGTCAAAAAATTTATAAGACTTTTGAAAGAAAAAATAGATATAGATATATTTAGTTTTAGAACAATAACAAAGAAAGATTTTAAAGAAATTATAGATAAACTTGCAGGAGATGAATTGACAGGAGATGAATTAAGATGAAAACTGAATTTAATTTAAGTGAGAAAGAGCAAGCACTTGGAACTCTTGCAGGAGCTACTTATGGAACTAAGATTTATTATCCCGAAGATGTCAAAGAATTTATACGACTTTTGAAAGAAGAAATTAATGAAAATGCTTTTGGAGAATTGATAAATATTAATAATAGAATTATAGATACCCTCGCAGGAGATAAATTAAGATGAAAATTATTGATAAAATTTTGGGATTATTCGGGATTGAGATAGATAGGCATATTTGTAAGTTCAATCTGTCTGGTTATATTTATCAATGTCCTATTTGTGCAAATTCAAAAATTATTTGGAAAAAAGGAGGTAAGAAAAATGAAATGCGAAAAATGTAATAAAGAAATTCCGGACAATAAAACTCCAGAAGAGAAAACTATAAAGATTTTTTCAAAGTATGACAAAGATAAAGTTATTTTTGAATTTCTAGGAGAATCTTTGCGAGATGCTAATTTTCGAGGGGCTGATTTGCGAGAGGCTGATTTGCAAGGAGTTGATTTGGGAGGGGCTGATTTGCGAGAGGCTGATTTAAGATGGGCTGATTTGAAATGGGCTGATTTGAAATGGGCTGATTTGCGAGAGGCTGATTTAAGATGGGCTGATTTGCGATGGGCTGATTTGAAATGGGCTGATTTGCGAGGGGCTAAAACAACTGGTTGTATGGTTAACTTTATTCCAGAAGAATATGAACAAGCTAAACAATTCATTGAAGGTCTTAAATTAATATGAATCCTTCACAATTATCTTTGTTAATAGGTATTTTTTTAGGAATAGCTATCGGAATAATATTTAAAGATATAGAAATTACATTAATTGAAAGGAGGAAAACATGGAAAAGATAACAATAACAAAATGCGATAAAGTCGAAAAGCCCGGAAAGACTGTTTTTTGGAGTTGTGAATGTGCTAATGGATCTAAATACACTGTTTGGGACGCAGAAATAGCAAAAGCAATCCGAGATAATCTCAATATTGAATGTGAGGCAGAAATAAAGCAATCAGGGAATTTCTGGAATATCAGAGCATTCACCGCTGGAAACAAACAACCAAAAACAGAGCGAGTTCAAGAAACAGCGACGATATATCCTAATAAAGACAAATCAATAGTCGCTCAATGTCTTACAAAATGCGTTTATAACATAAGAGAGCCAACAAGAGAAGAAGTTTTAGAGACTTACAATTTCTTTTTAGGAAAATTGTAATGGCAAATGGGGAAGACTACGAAGAAGCAGAAGAAGAGACAAAATTATAAGAGAGACTATTGCTCAATAAAGAAAAAGAAAACATTTAATAAATCCCTTTAATTTTTTAGGGTTTCATACTCACCTGACGAACCCCACGCGTTTGGACGTGGTTAGTAGGATTGACGGAGAGAAATGTGGGAATCAGACCTCAGTCGGTGGAAGTCCGAGGCCACATTTTTATAATCATGGGAAGTAGAAGGACAAAAGGAGACAGAAACGGATCTTCGGCAAAGCCAAAGAGAACTAAGAAGAAGTATGGAAGAATTGATAACGCTCAGAAACATTTAAAGCTCTTTTTCTAGTTTTATTCGCAAGCTACATAAAACCCGCTACGGCACTTAGAAAAAGATTTAGTATCACTCAGTCAAAAAAAAAGAAAGTTAATTAAAGGCTTGGTCTTGAATAGACTGCAAAACTGCTCCAAGTTTATTAAACTCTTCGCCATCAGCTAAACAAGCCTTATAGCAAGAAACAGCAATTAAGAGAGTCTCAAGTTCATCTCCATTAAGCCAAAGTTTATAATTTTTCATCGTTAAACCTCCTTTCATAACCATGCATGCATATACATACACACACAGCTTTATATAGTTATCGGTTAAGCAAATCTAAAGCAAAGATGAAGCAAAATGAAGGCTCAGGGGCTTCCTAGCATAACGTAAAGCTTATAGCCATGCTTTTCCTCAGAAATCTATGATTTCTGAATTCTAGAGGGCTCTGGAGGCTTAGTTATGCTGTCCTAGAGCTGGTTTAAGGCTAGTTTTAAGCCTTTTCAAGCCTTTAGGGCTGGCTTTGCCAGCCATATCTAAGCTTGCACCCAGCTTTTAGCGGGCAAGCTATACGCCAGTCAACTCGCAGGGGTCAGGCTTGTGGGTTGCCTCAAGCCTTCCGCCCGCAGAGGACTTGCTAATTTGGGCTAGCTTCGCTAGCCAGATACAACTGGGCTCGCTTCGCTCGCCCAGCTTGTATGCTATTTAGTATTGTTATTGTTTATTGCGATTGTTGTTGTTTTTTATTTTTTTATAAGTACAGGACTCGGGAAAAAATATTATAACTGCGAGACCATACAAGACCAAAAGTTAACAATAGTTAACGGAATCCTTAAATAGAATAACAATTTAGAATTATTGCAGGACGGATAAAACTGTCTGGAGATAGTGCCTCTTCCATAAGGAATGCGAAAATGACTCGAGAATAGACTATCCTCGACATGAAGATATAAACAAACGACCAGTAATCTTTTCACAAAGAACACGAAGAACGATTTGTTAATTCATGTTTTCAGTATGAGGTTGTGTGTGTGTCGTATATAAAAATCGTATGACATTACTAAAAAAGCAGGCAAAAAAGGCCTTAAAAGCATAACCAAGAGTAAGCTTCCGCTTAGTAAGCAGAGTGTTATGTAAGGTAGCTTAGCTAGCTAGCAAGAGACACAGGGAGATGAAAAAGAGTAGTGAAACACACACACAAACATTTAAATAGTTATTATTTCTAGGATATTTATGACTAATCAAGAAGAGAGACAATTTAGAATGACTGAACTAATGAAAGAGATTCCTAACCTCGAGACTAAAAAAGAAAAATTCGTCGCGAAACAAATGATTAAATGGGGATTCGCTCGAAGAACTGTCCTAGAATACCTTAATTGCTTAATCGCTGCCGGATTAGTCAAAGAAGAAGAAGGGGAAATATGGCGGAAATAAAAGATTATGCTGAGGAAATTATAAAACAAATTGCCGATGAAAAAAAAAAGCTCGAATCCTACACAGAATCAATCCACAGAATCTTTAGACTCGCAAGAGAAAACTTTGAAAGAATCGAAACCGCACAACGCGGAGGTGGCTTCGAACTTGTGGAATGCCCCGAATGTCTTACTCTTCGTAGAATCAAAATTAGGAGTTAAACTAGATGATTGGCAAAAAGAATATATCCAACATAAAGGAAACACAGCCGTTAGGGCTGGCAGACAGTCTGGAAAAAGCTTCGCAGAGTCTATCCGGATTACACTCTTCGCTCTCCTCAATCCCAAAACGACAACTATTATTATCGCCTCGGTTGATAGACAATCTATCGAACTTCTGGAAAAAGTTAAATCTATTATCACTAGAATTGCGGGCTCTCAAATTGCGAAGCGACCAACATTTCACAAAATAGAATTAAAAAATGGAAGCGAAATATATGCCCTCCCTGCTGGCACAAGCGGCTATGGTTTACGTGGGTTTACTGTCCATAAACTTGTTGCTGATGAGGCACATTATATCCAAGACGCTGTTTTTGTGGCTGTTCGACCTATGTTGGCTACTACTAATGGGACTCTGGACTTATTGTCTACTCCGAGAGGGAACACGGGTTTTTTCTATGATTGCTTCAAAGACGAGAACTTCCATCAAATTCATATAAAGAGCGAGAATTGTCCAAGAATTACTAAAGAATTTCTAGACCAAGAGAGAAGAAGAATGACTAAACTCGAGTACTGCCAAGAATACGAAGCGGAATTCTTAGACTCGCTACAACAATTCTTTACAGAAAAATTAATAACTTCTTGTCTAGTGAAAGAATGGGACACAATAGATAGTATAAATTATCTAGGTGTGGACTTCTCCGGACATGGACTAGACCCAAACGCCTTCGTAACACTAGCAAATAAAAACAAATGCTCTTATGTAAAATCCACAGAAAGAACAGAAGACCAGAAAGCATGGGAGACAGTCAATCACATTAAAGACCTAAACTCAAAAAACAATTATAAAAAAATCGGAGTAGATGACGGAGGTCTAGGATCTCCGATTCTAGACTATATGCTCAAAGATAGCAAATTGAAAAGAAAAGCAGTAGGACTTAACAACGCTACAAGAGACATCGACGCAGACGGGAAAACAAAAAGTCTCAAAGGATTAGAAATGCATGCCAACCTAAAAATCATGATGGAACAGGGAACAATCAAAATAAACGAAAACGACGATTTGATGATTAGAAGTCTTATGAGCATTCAATTAGAGATAGATGATAAAACAAAAAACATAAAAATTCATGGAA